GAAGCCCGTTCGCGACATTAATCGTCGAGCTAAGATCGATAGTCGTGGTCATCAACACCCAGGTAGCATTTGGTACCGTTTGAAGATTGACCGTCGAACGGAGCGTGACCGTATTGAAATTATTGAACGCGTCGCAGGTATAGATGTTCAAGACCGGCGACATCGTCAGTCCCGTAACGTTGTACGCGTATCCGCTAAAAGTGCATTTCCTGCGTAGCGTTGCCGAGAGGTCACCGTTGATTTGCTGTCCAAGCTCGACCGTGCTGACACTTGCCGCACCCTGGATCTCGGCACTGAAAAGACTGAATTGATCCGGCACGCTCTGCGAGCGCAAGAACGTGACATCGGCGCTCGATGGACTTACTGACCCGCCACTCGGCACACTCACGCCAGGCGCTGCATTCTCGCTCCCGCCAACGTTTGTAATGACCGCATGAGTAGAATCGGTAATGGACGAAACCGTATATTTACCCCCACCCACGATGTAAATCGCCTGTGCCGCCGTCATCCACGCCGTTGTACCAACAGTAATTGATACTGTCGCAGTCGGCCCTATCGCCCCACCGTTCGGAACGCTTGCGGCAGGCGCCGCGTTGCTACTAGCCCCTAAATTCTTAACAACTGCGTGGGTTGCATCAGTAATAGAGGAAACCGTATAATCTCCCCCACCCACGATGGAGATTGCCTGACCTGGTGACATCCACGCTGTCGCGCCAACCGTGATTGACACCGTCGCATTTACGGCCGGCTGCGTAAAGCCAGCACTAAGCGTGGTAGGCGGCGTGACCGAAACGGCCGGCTGCGTAAAGCCAGCACTAAGCGTGGTAAAGGTGGTTCCATTCGGTCTGCAAAGCCAATAGTTAGCATTTGTCGTCCAGGAATTTATTGGACAAGTAACACCGGTTGGCCTTGTCCAGAACGACGAATAGAAATTACCGTTTCTGAAGAAGTTCTGATCATTGACCGGATCGGCCAAGGCGAGTTCGACGACCGGCGTTGCCATCAAGTTGATCTTGTCGACGGTCAGGATATCCCGCGGTCCCAACTGATAACTAGGTTTAACAATGAGGTCACCCGTATGTTACCTCTCCTTTCATAAACTTAAGTTTGCGATCGAGGTTCCCTCTGGTCTTCATAAGCTTCTAACGACACCTGTCGGATGTTGATTGCACCCTGCGTGTTCTCGATCTTAAACTGGATGTAGCGGCTCATGAGCCCGATGTTGAAACGCTCGTTTTCTTCCTGCGTCCGCTCGAGCTGCACTCCGTTGTATCCAAGCATCAGGGGCAACCCAACCGAATAGTCTTCGCGGCGACCTTTGCGGTGATCGTCGTTGGAATTGATCGGGTTCCAAAGCGGTGTGTTCCAGGTTTTATACTTCGTGGGGTTTTTGGTCTTGTCGCTGACAAGCACCTTGGCATTGTTGCTGTCTGGATAGGCTTTGACGGTGAACTTCGGGTTCCAAGTTCCACAGACCATTTCCATGCGTTTAAAGAAACTTCGGTGGTTGCCTGGTCCAGTATACCCACGCAGCATCACCGCCGTATCGATCTGGTACTCAAAGTTGTTTGTCGAACCCATCAGATCGGTTTTGCCCTGCTCGAGCAGCAGGATGATCCCTTTAAAGCGATCAATAGCGTACAGCCGGCGCTCGCCGTTGTAGTCCATCTTGATAAGGTCATCGATTCGAAAGTCTGGATCTCCAAAGGTGTCGATCGATTCCCAAAAACCGCTGACGATGTTGTAAACGATCAGGCAGTTATTGCGGACTGAGTTCTTCAGAGGGACTGCGAAGTAGAGTCGGTCGCGGCGATATTGAGCTCTGATCAAGTTCGCGGCATTCCAATTGATCGAATCGATGACAGGTTTGATAAAGTCAGAGATCGGCACATCATCGGGCACCGGAGTATCTTGGAACACCTGGCTTATCCGGAAAACTCCGGACTGACTCATGAAATAAATGTCGCCGCCGATATCAATTACAGCTCGCCTTCCAACCAGGCCAAGAGAACCCGGGAGCTTAGCTAACGTCGCAGTTGTGAGATTGCCGGTTACACCAGTGACCCGGAAGATCGAGTGGCGTTTAAAACAGATAACTTGTGATTGTTGCCACGGGAAAACGCGAACCAGGTCGTCGGATTCACCTTGATTGATCTGGAAATCGTCCAGGGTCCAGTCGTACTCGACGTAGTCAGCAATATCGGAAACTGCTATCCGGTCTTTGCCGTAAGGGATCAGCATTCGGTTTGCCGCATTCTCAGCGTAATAAGCGTTTGGAACAGTTGCCCGTCCGCCGGTTGGAGGCGGAAAGGTTTCCCAGTAGACCGACCAGTCTCCATGCCAGAGGAACGGCACTTTCAATGGCCCGCGCCAAAGAAAGAACACATCGAAGGATTGGCTGAATTCCACCGGTTCCTCGATTTTTTCCGCCATCGGGAGAAACCGCGGATACTCGCCATCTCGGACAAACCAGACTCCGCTGGCGACAGCGATTGCCAGCCACTCCAAACCATTTGGGTTGGAGAAAAGCCCAACCCCGAAAATTTGGTTATACGCAACCGTGTTGAGCGCTCCCGGGCACAGCGATCCAAGCCGCGTCTCCAAGCCACCATTCTCGATTCGGCAATTATATCCCTCGCGATATAATCCAGGTTTAATCGAAGCAGGATCCTTGCTCTTCATGTCCATCCCGATGAAAGTCGAGTCTCCGTTAGGAGTCTGGATCTCATCGAGCGGCTTAGGATGTGCCCATCGAGCCATTTATTGATCACTTCGTGCGACCGGTGTACGGGCTCGGTTCGTCCGGACGGGTGTCGTCGCTCACGTCCGGGCTCATCGGGAGATTATCCTGAGGCGCTACGGTCGGTTTACCGTAGACTCGCGGGTTATCAGGTGAATCGTGTTTTCCCGGCCGAGGCACCGTTGAATTCGGTTTTGGAGATCCGCCAACATCATCCGGCATCTCGTGTTTAGCTTTCTTGGGAGGTGGCATATTTTCCTTTCGGTTGCTCGATAATTCACATTTGGCTCGCTAGCTCTTTTAATTTGGTCAGGCCGCCCCACTCATCGACCAGTTTAATTGCTGTCTTACACTTGATTTCCCAGTCCGAATAACCAGGATCGCTATTGGGTAAAATCACGTAACTGATAATTCGTTTCGAAGTGCCGCCGGTTTTTGGTGACGGATTCAAACCAAGACAGCGACCGAGCAACATTGAGCCTTCACCGATCTGATCGCTCGGGCCAACATCACCAACCGCAAAGTACATGTTGTCGCCGGTTGCCTGATTGTAAGCCAAACCTACGTCGCCCAATTGAGCGTACGATGTTCCACCCGGAAGCACTGCGAAACAGTAGCGTTCACTGTCGACGTACCGGCTGGGGTGATGATCTGGATACTTGGAGTTACACAGGGCGGTCGTCGATACGTAAAACCCAGGCGCAGCATGCCAAGGTGATTGGACATAGGGTGTGCCGGACGAATCGCAGGCAATGCCCCACCAGTTACCAGGACATCCTGCATTGGCCAGATAATCGAGTGCCGTTAACCCGCTAGCATCAGGCGCGTATGCGTGCGGACTGCCGTCGGCGTTGATCGTGTAACCTGATTTAAACGAGATCGCACCCAGATCGTCCCGGTAGATCGAAACGCCGCCAATCGTATTAATTTTGGTGAGTTTCATTGATTGGCGCTAGCTTTCCTCTTCCGGCATCTTTACCTCCATTAAAACGCTGCTGGACCGTCTTATCCCAGCTATGCAAGCCGGCGAGCCCGAAAACTAATGCTGCAACAATCTGGTAAAACGCACCGATACCAGTGAATTCCTCCCAGCGTTGACCGGCATTCCAAGAGCGTTCTATCGCAATAATATGCAGAACAAACACAACGAGTGGCATTGAGAAAAACGTCACAACTGCCGACCAGCAAAGTACCGTCCGCCATCGTGGTTCAGTCATTCAATTCATTAGCCCTCGTCGTTTCGATTGCTTTTTCTCAGTGCCCGTGATGTTCCCTTTGTTCTGCGACGCATAGAAAACCTGCTCCCCTTTATCCTTGCCGTACTGCTCCTGCATCGCCCGTTTGATTTTCTTGCCCTTCTTATTCAGTGGCATCGCTTCACCTCGCGTATCCTTGCCAGTTATCCCGTTGCCCTTGCTGGAGTTGCTGCTGGTCAAAAGCTTCTGAGAGATAGCCGAAAGCCTTGGTGAGCTCGTCCGGAGCTTTCTCGTTTTGCCCGTCGACCACCAGGGTATCGCTGAACGCCGCCTGGGTAACGAACCTGGTCATCGGGTATGGAATCCGGAAGCATGTCCAGGAATCCGGTGATAAGCTCGGCTGCTTGCCCACATTTGCGTCGACACTCGAAATATAGGAATCGGTCCCGTCGATCGCGGCATCGCCAAGGTTGTAGGTCGTCGTCGGAACCCACTCTGACCGGCCGATGCCGGGATACGGGATTCGGAAAAGCAGCCACACGAACGCAGCGGTGCTTGTTGCGGTGAATTCCAGCCCACGGGCGCTGATCAGGAACTGCTGCCGGATCTTGTTACATTCCTCGTAAGGGTTTTTGTTCCAGGCGCCGAATGCCGCGCCTATCGGTGTCTTGTTCGGTGCTTGCCATGGGATAAACCGCGGCGACACGTTCGGGTTAGGTGTCCAGATAGCCGTGTTCGTCAAGGGTGCGCCAGTGGTCATCACAAGCGCCTGGTAGTAGGTTAAAGTGCATGGATCCCAGACAATCGAGTTTAGGGGATAACACTGCGTGGGATCGTAATCGGGGCGAAACGCACGCTGCTCGCAGAACGTCGTTTCGATGAAGTCATACATGTCCCAGGCCTCGCGCAGCCGGTCGTCCATGAAGCCCAGGATCTCGTAGGCTTTGTCCGGATCCAGGTTGGCGTCGTCGCCTTCTGGCACCAGGCCTATGCGCCTTGCTACATCATAGAGGATTCGCTGCGTTGAATAGGGAGCATTCACGGGCGCAATACTGACGTTTTTCGCGGTTTGGTCCGTACCCGGACATCCGGGTTATCACGCTTGAATTCGCGGATGAAGGATTTGTCGTTCCAGCAGTCTTTGCCCAGTTTCTTAACCCAGTGGAAGAACACCATGGGATCGAGCTGCATGTGCAATTCGCCAAATCCATCCATGATTGTCCCAAGTCGGTCACTCGCCGCAGCAATTCGCCTCTGGCTCGCGAAGGCCAGTTCCTCCTCAGCACGTTGCTCGTCGGTGAGAGTCCGGCAGAAATCTCTGACGAACTCTTCACCGCGTGCTGCTGCTAAGTCAGCCGCGAACTGTTCCCATCCCAGGAGTTCAGACATCTATAAGCCAGCCCAAATAGCTCCATTCTTAACTAATTGAAGTAAGCCGCCACAAAAAATAAAATGCGGTACCCCACCACAAGACGTATAGAAAGACAAGAATTTTCATAGCTGCTGCACCAGTATGGCTGCTTTCCTAGCCATACAGTATTCGTTGTGTTTTCGTGCGAAATTGACGGGGTTTATGCGGTAGGAGCGATTTTTCCTAGCCCGAGCGGGTTGTAGACAACCAGCCCGCAGATTGCGTCGACGTAACCTCGAGGACCACCACCCAGGTCCGGATTTTCCTTGTAGCCGGGCATCCGGTTATACCGGAGCTCGAACTGGTCCCAGTCGATCAAGTAGCCGCGTCCGTTCATGACGTTCGCGATCGCCGAATCCTTGGCCAGGAACAAGGAGAGGATCAGTTTGACTGACCCGAAATCTCCGCCCCAAAAGTCGACCGTGTTAATGATCGCCTTGGCCGTTGCGTCCTGGGTAAACCGGCGCAGAGGCACGGTGGAAACTCCGTTCGGCACGTAAGCCGCATAGGAACTGAACCGTTTCTTGAGCGCCGTGCCGCAGATCAGATCGAAATCTTTCTGTTGCCCGGTTTGCTGATAGATCGATTCCATGGCGGCGTTGACGTCGTCTTCCAACATCGTTGCAGTGGTGCTCGAAATGATCGATGTCGCGGGAGTCAAGAACAGCGTCGGACACGGCAAATCGGTCTGAGCAGTGTTTTGAATCCACTTTCCGGCACCTCTAGTCAGGTACGCTTTGGTGGCGCCGTCGTCAGACTGACTGTCCTGGTCAGAACAGAAGGTAGCTTCCATTGAGCGTTTGAGTTCAAGGATCACCTTCTTAATTGCCCGCTGCATTTCAGCGTGCCGACCTATGCCCGCAACGTCGCTTACGTTCTGAGCCATGTCGGACACCATGAACGCCTTGCGGAATTTCTGGATTCGGCCGTGAGCTTTGGCGCGCTTCGCCGCCGGGTTTACGTAGTCGGTGTCGACCACGTCCTTGCCGTCGATAATGCCTCCAAGAACCGGATCATCGTAGGCATCCATCTGCCAGTCATAGATTGTGTTGACCGGCTCGGATCCTTTCGGACACATTGAGGTAAATGGTGTGTTTTTATAGTCCACCATCGCGATGACATCGGCAAAATCCTCGCGTTTGCCGACTTGATTGATCTCCAATAGACCTGCCATTTTGTGCTTCAGCTTTTTGAGCGCTGAGCACGTGCTTCGGCTCCGCCCGCAATCAAGCTATCAACGAACCTGTCCAGCGCTTTGCTGCTAGGGTCCGTCGCGATTGCAGAGAGTTCTTCGCCGCTCAACGCCCGGGATTTGGGAACACGTGGTGCGGCTGCAGGTTGCGGAGTTGCCAGAGGAGGCGTTTGACCGTTACCCTTTTGAGCTGATTTTGCTAAGCGGACCTTCCGGCCCATGATGGCATCGCCAATAATCAGCGCGATATCAGGGTATTTGCGGCATTCAGGAAAAACAGTTAACCAGGATACCATCTCCTTGTTGTCAACGCTGCCCGCCTTGAACAGAGATGGGTACGCCTTAAGCGCCTGGCTATCGAAATCACTTTTGGCATCGATGTAAGTATGCCGCTGCGGAACGTGCACCGAGAGCATTTCCTCGGCATTCGCCAGGATCTGCTTGACCTCGGGCCCATCCAACCACTTGGTCTTGCCTTCTCCCAGATCGACATTGCCACCGTCCAAGTTCTGGATTGCCCATGACTTTGCCCTTAAGACGAGTTTTACTCGTTCCTGAAGCTCAGCCTTGGTTTCAATGCCGGCGAGCGGTGAGGACGGAGTCGGGGCAACCGGGGGCGGAGCTTGAAACTTGGATTTGAGGTCCGTTAGCTCAGCCTCGAGTGCGGCGGCTTTCTCCTCGGCGCCCTTGCGTTGGGCGGTGAGTTTATCGATCCGTTTCTGGACCGCATCTGTTTCCTGTTTAGGTTCCTCTTCTGGCGGAGGTTCACTCTCCTCGGGAGGTAATTCTAGAGGAGGTTGAATCTCATCCGGCACTTCTGCAGGTGCCTCTTTGACTTCCGGCGCCGGTTCCTTTGGCGCCGTCGGTTTTGTGTCACCCGATTTTTCCTCCGGACCGAAAGCGTCCTTGAAAAGAGGGATGGAGCTTAACAGAGCATCCAAATCCGGCTCGGGTAATGGCTCAGCCGGTGGGGAGCTCTGGGTACCTTTAGGTTCCTCTGCCATGTTTTTAGAGGGGCCAAAACAAGAAACTTCAACAGGTCGAATTGGAGCGTCGACCAGTACGCTCTGGAGACGAGTTGTCTCATATAACTGCTAGAAGCGCAATGTGATTGTGGAACATTGTTCCACAGCAGGGCGTGGAACAATGTTCCACAAAGAACAAATTACCGTGCCCGGATCCGGTGAAACTTCCGGAGCGGGATGTGCTCATCGAGGCGACCTGTGCGCCTAAGCCGGCTGAGATGCGAATCGCAAAGCCCGTTGCAATGGGCGATATTTTCGCACCCGGCGATCTTGCACTTCTTCCATTTTGACACCGATCATCCGCTGGACGCAAAAGAACCAACAACCGGTGCTGTTTGCTCTTTGATTTCTTCGCGCACCGCGATCTGACGGTCTTCGATCCGTTTGAGGATTAGGGCAATTTCCTGCAGCCGCTCGTTGATTGATCTCAAGGTTCCTTTTGTTTCTTCGTCCATAAAAGTCAGGGTTCACTTATTGGAGTTGCGCTTTGATCGGATGGACCTGGGATTTCGCCCGCACGCAGTCCCTCGAGGTTTGCCAGGACATAGTCGGCATAATTGACCCAGCCTTGGTAATAAGCGCTCAACTGGGCGTTTTTGATGATCTCATCGCTGCGGAGCATCGCCTCCGCTTTCATTTTCGCCTCGATCAGTACTTGCCGAATCGCGCCCCAGTGGCGTTTATCGATCTCAGCCAAGACACCCGGCAACTGCTCAAAGGCGAGCTCTGTGATGTCGTCAACGATCTGGAGGACCGGAACGATGACGGGTATCGTTTCCGGCCGGAAAAACCATTTGAACGGGTAAATCGTATCCCCGCTGATCGCGTCACCACTTTGAGCCATATCAGGTCACAGTGAAGTTTAATGCGTTACTTAATTGTCCGTCGCCGTTTTTGACGCTCAGTTGCATCGTACCGGCCGTGGCGATATTAGCCGCGGGAATAATTACGCTAAAAGCGGTTTGGGTCGGAGTACCCATCGGACTCAACGCAGTCGTGCTGATTACAGCTTTTACCCCAGCATCAAAGCCTGTGCCGGTAATGTTCACGGTAACATTGGCATTGGCCCGCGCAGTATTTGGATTGAGCGCGCTGATGGTCGGTGCCACTGGCTTAGGTCGCAGATTCCAATAAAGCGTATCGAAATCCGCAGCCGCTTTCTTCTGATGCAGCACTTTTTCCCTATATATATAGAAGCGCTGCTTCAGAGGAACGTCTGAGGTCGGGATATTGGACGAGGTCACGTCAGGGTCAAACTCATCGTGTTGCTCGTCTGTCCGTCGCCATTCTTGACGCTGATCTGTACGGCACCTGGAATAGAAATGTCAGCCGCGGGAATGAGCACGCTCAAATCCGTTGAGGTCTGCGAACCGGTTGGGCTGATTGCGGTCGGGCCAACCATGACTTTGGCACCGGAATCGAATGCTGTGCCCGTGATCGCCAGGGTAACATCGACATTGGCCGGCGTACTGCTGGGATTTAAAGCCGTGAGAGTCGGGGCTGCGGCTGGCGTTGTCGTCACGCTCTTGAACTTATGAAGCGCTGAGAGCCAAGCGCTATCGGCTTGCGGACTGCCAGGGAACCCTGCTGCGGCGACTTCCTTCTTAAAAGCTTCCTCTTCCCACGGATAGGTGGTGATCGTAGTGCCGTTGGACATAAAGAAAAGGGAGGTTTTTCGCGTGTTGATGTGAAAGTTGCGGGCCGGTTTTCAGGTAACCGTGAAGGGAAGTTGATTACTGGAGGCAGCGCCACCACCGGGTCGCACACTGAGCTGGATAGTGCCGGGTAGCGGGATGTAGCTCGGGTAAATCAGGACGGTCAGCGTGGTTGGGGAGACAAAAGTCGTTCTTGGCTCAGTCACAGTACCAAAGATCACGGTTGAGCCAGGCGTAAATCCGGTCCCGGTAATCGTCAGCAAAAAGGCGGCACTCTTCGCGGGGTTGGTGCTCGGGCTTAAAGTGGTGAGCGCAGGCGTTGCCGGCGGGCTTGCGTACTTCTGAGCAATCGCGAAAATCGCATCAATTGTGGCGTTGTCGCCCTCCCACGTTCCCGGCAGCTTCCCTTTGTTCTGGTCCCAAGCGTAGGCAAACGCTGGATTTTGCAAACCGGCGCTAGCCTGTTCGGCGGCATTTTTTGGATTGGTTAAGGCGATTGCCGGATCGACCAGCATGTATTTGTCGCCTAAGACGGGTGCGTTTGCCATTTTCTAGCCTCCATTTTTAAGAGCTTCTTTCAATTTTGCGATCGCTTCGCGCAAATCAATTCCCTTGAAAGGATCCGCCATTAAAAGCCGCAGTTTCGCACCGTAATCGAGCACGATCTCAGAACCGACCTTTTCAATCACAAGCTCGAAATCCCGTGGTAAACGCGGTGACGGAGGAGCGTAGCACCATTGTGCCGGCAGACAACCCGCCAACCCTTGACCAAGGCTTCCTGCCATCTGGCCTTGTATCGAATTGCCGCTATAGACTTCAATCTGTCCGCTCTGTCCGTTCATCCTTGTCCTGGTAGCGGTGCCGGCACTGCGCCGGTGAGTTGTTGGGTTGGTCCTGGCGGTACGCCGATCTTGCCGGTGATCGCGTTCTGCTGCTGCTGGATCTGGAACTGGAGGTTCTTAACCCGGTTTTCGAGCCGCTGCTGTGCCAGGGGATTAGCCCGAATGAAATTCATATAATCCTGGTTTTGCATGGTCGACTGGATCACCTGCAAACGCAGTTGCGCGTTCTGCCCAGAGGTATAGACCGGCGGATCGATCCCGCTCACTATATTAGAGAGTGCATCCTGCTCGTCCTCAATCTCCTGCTGGGTCACCTGTCCCTGTGGGCGTACGATGCTCCTGGCAAGTGCCGGATCCAGCGACCGGGCACCGTACTCGGTTAAGGCGGCTCGGTCGATCACGCCGGCGGCATCGGTCGCTACCAGCATGGTCTGGATCAGGTTGAGTTTCTCAGTCAGATACTCGGTGTTGAGATCTTTGGCATCGTACTCGAGCACTAGGCTGGTGTTGTGCTGAATCGATTTTCTGTCCTGTTGGGGCACACTCTGCGGGTCGCCCGAGATTGCCATCCAATCATTGGGATCCATGTACTGCTCGCAAAGCTCGTAGATCAGCCCGTAGACCTCGCGCAACTCAGCTAGCCACGCGTCAATCAGACGTTGCTGCTTGCGTAAGACCTTGTTAGGATCAACGCCTTCCCCATTTTTCCCGAAATAATTGTATGCGCTCCGGATCGTCGTATTCTCCACCTCGAACGTGGTCTGATCTAGCGGTGGTGGCGCTAGCCACGCTAGTTCTCCTGGGCGCATCACTTGGAGTTGGGCTCGCGGTCCTAGCCGGTACTGCTGTTTTCCGCGACCAAGCGGCACTTGCAGTGGCGGAAGCGTGCCGAGACTTGTCCGATCATTTCGGCTATCGCGCTGATTCTTGATCTCACTCTGGTGAGTCATCTCAATATCGGCAATGCCCCGGGATTCAACCGCAGAGCGGCTTCGGCGCTCGCGCATACACAAGACAAAAGGAAATTTGCCGTGGTTATAGGGGTTGGGCAATTGCCGGCCAATCACGTCGGTTACCGGCGAAAAGATGGTGACCTGGATCCGGCGTTTGTTATTTGAATCCTGGCCGCGATAAAAGCCGTAAAAGACTTCGCACATCTCCCGCATCTGGTCGACGTAGATCCGGTTCCCGCTGTAACGGAAGAGGTTGTCGGTGTTCCTTAAACCAAGAACACTCGAGCCGGCGCTGTTCAGAATCTGCTTGGTGAATTTCGGATCCCATTTCTCATATTGAGCGCGGTCTTCCACCGTTGCCTTGGGGATCACATCCCGGCGCACGATCCAGGGCAAGAGCTGGAGGTTATAGGCGCCACGCAGAAAAAAGACGTCCTGGAAAGAGCGCAACGCAGTCACACACGGCCGGCTTTCCTTTATATAGGGGCTATCGTACTGAAACTGGCCGGTCTGCATCAGCTGCGAGAGCGCCTGCATCGGGTTAGTGACCTGGGGAAAGATCTGGCGAAAAAAGGCGATCCCCTGCTGGATATCGGTCTGGGTAAGTTGCCCACGGTTGCTCAACATGTAGGCAAGCAGGTCGCCCAGCTCGGGGATCTGCTGGGCGAGCGCCTGCAAATCCTGGAGCGTGACCGTGACCACCTCGGAGTCGAAATCCATGTACCAATCGACTGCCATCACACTCGAGCCGTAATGCTGGCGCCATTGGCCAAGGAGTTCTTTTTCCTGCTCAAGTTCCTGCGCCATCATTGCCCGAACGACATAATCCAGGACCGCAGTCTGACTGGTCGCCATCTGCTGGAAGGTAGAGTTCACCGGCACGGTCTGCATGTGGCAGTTCTTGTCTGCCATCCGCATGACGTCGACGTCGTCATTCACAATATCGTCGATGAAGAACGGGCGCATATCGCTAGCGCCTTCCCACGGGAAAACCTCAGCGCCGGTGTACTTGGAATATTTGCGCCCGTCGTTGGTTTGACCGTTCCACCGGCAGTACCGGGCATCGTCGAGCTCGGTCATCCAGCTCTGGTAACCGCTCGCCTCGGAGACACTCACCAGGAACTGTTCTTTGACTTCCGCGAAGGTCATTGTTCGTAATCCCCATAGATCGCACGTGCGCGATCACCGCATTTAAAGAGCCGGTCCCAAAAATCCGGTCCGAGCTCTTTATCGTGCTGAATGGGAAAGAGCACCTCGAGTGCGTCTTGCTCAATCGATTCAGGTAAAGACGTGCAGACCCCTACGATAAACCCAAGCATCAAAAACGCCGTCTCGTGGTTATCACCCCAGTAATCCAAGGTGCACCAACCGTCCGATTCCGCCAGCGCGAGTCTGACACGTGCTTTGCCCCAGAGCATTTTAATTATCCCGGCTTGCCACCGGCCAGTAGGCAGAGACTCAAAACGGCGCAGATCAAAATTCTCGTTAGGCTCTACCTCTTTAAAGAACATATATTTAGTAGCCCATGGGTTCGACTAACATCAAGGATTCGCCTACATCCTCTAAACCCGCAACGGCAATCCAGCGCAGACAATCGACCGGATCCTTGCAGGCGCCTGTTTTGTCGTCTTTGCCGGTCCACACTTTGAGGCTGAAGATGAGCGCTTTGCATGCGCTTGAGATAAACAAGGTTGGTTCTGTTCCTTTCTCAACGTCAAAGTCAAGCATCGAATTGATGAGAGAGACTCCTTCTTCCAAGGTATCGTTGGGGGCGGGGCTGAACGGCATGCCCAAGACTGCGCATTCCTCTAAGAGCGTCGTGGCAGCGTCTGCCGCATTGGTCGGCGTGTTCCCGAACCGGCTATCCATCCAGCGCTCGAGCACTACCTCGCCTTTTTCCTTCTTTTTAGCGTCCGTTTCCTTGGCCGGCAGCTGGCCCTCGAGCCTCTTAATCTCTTCTATATAGCGGCTTATTCCCCAGCCGAAGCTGGTCTGGGCGCTTCCCGCTCTACCGTCGGCTTTGCGCCCGTCTGGTTCAGCCCAAGGACCAGGGTCACCCACTCCCGGGATGTAGAGGCCTTCAGTCGGCCACTCTCTATATACCCAGTGCCGGCCGCGCGCGTCGACGCGCACCCACAACAGAAACCAGTTACGCTTAGAAGCAGGATCGCAAAAGAGGTAGTTGGTACCTTCGCCTGGCAGCTTTTCAGGCTCAAAGACGTGGATCCGTTCCCGGAACTTCGGGAACCGGCTCGCGATCGCCTTGGTCGGCACTCCATAGGCCCGGGTCTTGATCTCGCTCTTGGGGGCGCCTTCGAGCGTCTTGCGTATATTACTATACCCGCCAAATGGATTGTCACTGGTCCAAAAATAGATCACACACGCTCCGCGCCGCACACAATGTTGTACCCGGGGCATCTTTTGCCAGCCTAAGAGCTCCGCGGGCTCTTCCTCGACCGTTCGGGCGCCGTCCAGGAACTCTTTTATCGCCGGCGAATAGCCTTCAATCGGCGTAAAGGTGATTAATAAGAGCCCGCCACGGGTCACCAGCCGGTAACGCAAGGTCTCGATCCAGGACAGCGGTACAAGCTCGTCGCACCAGATCAGATCACAGTCGCCACCTTCAATTACGGTGATGTCCTGGCTGTAATTGCGAAAAACGCACTCGCTTCCGTTGGGGAAAATGAACTTGTTCTCGCTAAAACCATTTTTTTGGGTGTAGGCGACGTTGGTTACCCGGCCCTTTTTGACGTCTTTAAGCTCATTTGGCACATAACGCCAAACTGTCGGTTGCTGCATCTCGACTGAATTGGGTTCGGTCGTCTGGAGCGCCCAAACCCGGCGTTTATCGCTCGAGAGCAAGGTTTCAATGGTCTTAAAACCTCCGTATTCGCTCTTTGATGCTCGGTTTCCGCCTAAAATCAGGATTTCTCTAAAACCCTCCGCAATCTTAGCTTCCACTTTCTCCCAAATTGGCGGTCGGTACCCGTAATAGAATGGGTCAGCAATCTCCAACTCGATCCGCTCGTTGCGCTTGAGTATATATGCCCGGGCACCTTCCGGGTCAGCCTCGTATTGCTCGCGGCTCGGCAACGGATAAACCGGATGGGGATGGATGCTGATGCCTTCAGACATTTTGCGCTTTTAACCTCCTCCCATGGAAAATCGAAGATTTTTACACTGGGAACGCAAGATTCCATCACGGGAAGCTTACGAGCTCGTACACCTCTTCCACCGTGAGCGCGGTCGACCGGTCGCCGCCGTGAGCGTCCCGCCCAAAGATTATCGCCCGCCCGTAGATCGGCCAATCGTAGCCTTCAAGCTGCCAGCTCGCCAACTTCTTAGCAACCCCCTCATCATCGATCACCACGTTTTCAGTCCGCCCAAAGGGATAACAAAAATCCAGAGCTTCGGCACCGAGGAGCTTGTGCAATTCCCCTAAGGGAAAATCATCCTCGCTCTGGATGTATTCCACGCTTTTAGCAACCGGATCAATGAGGATCCCTTTCATTCAAATCGATCGACCTTGGTGTTCCCGCTGCAGCATCGCATCAACCGCTTTTGGATCAGGCCCGTGCGCCCGTTCGGCGCGGCCGCTGCCAGGCCAAGGTGGTTTTAAAGGCAACGAAAGCTTGAGCCCGCATTTCGGGCAAAACCAGACACCGTCAGGCCCTAGCTTGAGCAACTCCGTACACTCGTCCTGAGCTTGTCGAAGGGACTCGCTTTGTTCCGGAGTCATAAACGCGCCTCACTCGGCCGCTTTTCGCAGTTCTTTCTTAAGCTCTACAGCAAATGCTGGATCGTAACTCCTATGGCGTGCCCACCAATCTAGCGCATCCGCCGCGCGGGTGAGCAGGCTTTTGAGCCGCTTAATCTGCGCGTGGCATTCCCGTAAAGCGTTAATGTCTTCGGTTTGCTGCTCTTTATAAGCTGCTATCTCTGCGTCTTTTTCGGCAAGCTCATCCATCGCTTCTGAGTAGGCTTCGTCTTGAATGTCGCTCATTCACACCGCCTTTCGTAGTTCGTCCAGAAGAACCATTTCCGCGAGTTTCGTCGGTTACTCGACCACCTCCTTCTCCCGCTTGGCATGAGCCCAAAAACGATTGAGCGCCTCGACCACCTCCGGTTCCAGGTAAATCAGACACGGGCTCCCGTGATGATTGAGCCTTAGCTCGATCCCGTTCCCGTCAAAGAAAGCGTACACCGCATCGCCCAGATAAATCGGGTTTTCTGTGCTCATTTCTCCCCCTCCAACCGAGTAATCTCCGCCAGCAACAAGCTCCGATACTTCCTTATCCGTGCGAGCCATTGCTCTTCCATCTCTAAGCCGTACTCACGCTCGTAATACGCCTCCGCTATCCCGCAGATAAACTCTAAGTCCTTCAAATTCACCAGGTTAAACTCTAAACGCTCCTTCTCACTCATGCCGTCCTCCAGATCCAGATGAGCGCCACCAGCACAAAAAGCATGATGCCGAGCGTGTCTGGGGCGCTCATACCTCCATCCCCACAAACAGACTCGGCGGCCGCGGAATCTCTATCCCGATGGGTTTCCATAAATGCAGGCACCCGGGATGTTCATTAATCCATTCGCTCATTGGCACGTGATACTCGATCACCGTCTCCTCATCATCCCAGAAAGCCCGCTTAATCCGGCACATCATTTCCCAGGTGGGACAAACCAGGTGACTGCGTTTGGAAGTCTGGTCCGTCACGCTCACGTGCTCCCAGCCTTCCTGGTCGCTCGCAATGCAACCAAGCCTTTTGGACTCTTTGCCCTGCTCGAAAGGAATCAGGAACACTCCGTTGAGTCCGTCAGAGTTTGACGATAGCCACCTTGGATCTATGCCGCTCCTGATCCGGCATTTGTTCAGAAACGCAATTTTGTGCTCGTTCTTTGTCATTCTCTGCCCCTGGTCCGGATCAACGTGAGCTCCTTTAAGAGCCCGATCGCGATAGAGTCACCGGTGTTCATAGCTCCCAATCATCACTGTTTAGGTAGAATTTCTTGTTCGTTCATAGAAACCCTAGGGTTACAAAGGTTCGCTCTTGCGCCAGCTCGATATAAGCCGGGTTTAATTCGATTAAGATTGCGCGCCGCCCGAGCTCAAGCGCCACCTTACCGGTCGTACCGCTGCCGGCGAAGGGGTCAAGCACGAGATCGCCGAGGCGGCTGCCGGCCAGGATGCACGGCTTGATCAGGTCCTCTGGAAATGTTGCGAAATGGGCTTCGCTGTAGGGTTGCGTGGCGACCGTCCAGACTGAGCGCTTGTTGCGGCCTTTACCGTTTCGGCCATTCGCGGTTCGAATCTTGGAATGAGCTGACAAAAAACCGTCTGAACTATCAACCGGCGCAACGATGTTCCTGGAATGGTCTGTTCCCGCATCAGGCTCCATGATCGCCTCCGCGTCGTAAAAATAGCGTTCCTGCTTCGCCAGCAGATAAATCATTTCGTGGCTTTTGGTCGGACGATCAGTCACAGATTCCGGCATCGGGTTGGGCTTGTGCCACACGATCTCGCTGCGCAGGTACCAGCCATCGGCCTGCAATACCATAGCCATGCGGGCCGGCATCATGCAGAGGTCTTTGGGCTTCAGGCCGACATTCTTCCTTGTGCTTTCTCCGAAGGAAGCTGCTATTTCATGATCTCCAAATTTTGCACTCGTGCCATTTCCTGAATCACGTCGGCCTGCGGGGTTGCTGGTCGCGTAGCTATCCCCAAGATTAATCCAGCAGGTGCCATCATCGCGCAGCACCTTTTTCACCTCGCGGAACACGGCCACCATTTTCGTGATGTACTCCTCGGGCGTGGCTTCGAGGCCTAGCTGCGAATCGATCCGGCGGGCACCACATTTACAATGCGTCCTATTGTTTGCCTCTGCTTTAGAAGCATGGCCTGACACTTGAGCGCTCGTTTGCTTCGGTCCGTTGAAACGCGGAGATTCCTGTCTGTGATCGCACTCTGCCGATCCGCCTTCCCATTGCGCCGTGCCGTAATCGCGCAGGCCCCAATATGGCGGCGAGGTCACGCAACATTGCACGCTCTCGGGCTCGAGCGTCGGCAGGATCGCGCGGCAATCGCCGCTCAATATCGAGAGCCGATTCATCGCCGCTCTTTGAGTAGCCCAAGCACGTAGCCAACCTCCTCAACGCTAAGCTCAACCTTCACCGCTTAATCCTCCCGCGCCTCTTGATAAAGTCCCGCATCCGCATCAAAAACTTAAACTCCTCACTCCTGAGCTCTTGCACCTCACCAGCCCGCGCTAGTCGACTGTCGTTCTCCTCATCCAAGTACACCAAAACTTCACCACAGGACAGACACAGGTTGATGTCACCCGCCCGCTCATCCCCTCCTCCCGTTCTGCTGCTCCTCCCATATCCCCTTTAACCGTTCCCACCGCCGCAGCTCCCGCCGCTCCTTTAAAAGTTGACGTGCCATCACATGAATCTGCCAGCTGCCCCACACTAACACAGCACTCCAAATAAAAAGCACAAAGGTTGCCACTATCTCTAAATTACTTAATATCTCCATGTTGCACAGTGCTTCCTACCACCGACCACGTAACCGCGGCAGCTTCCCCTCATACCGCCAGACACCAGCGTATTCTATTTCGGCTACCGGTTCCGTCATCTTAAACCGCATCCCACGCACAAAGTTAGCCACATTCTTAACGCCTACCTTACAAATCCGCTCACTAGCTAATTCCCGGTACCGACACGTCAGTATCCGCGGGTTCGGCCCTACCCGTATCACCTCTAACTCCCGCTCTATCCCCTTTGCCTTTACCTCAAGGTCTGCCTCGTTGTCCTCTATCGCTTCATCCCACCCTGTAGCCGCTCCACTTACCTCTATTTCCTGCGCCGCTCCCATTAAAATATGCTCCGGCACTACCTCTGGCCCTTCCGCCACCTCTTCTCCCTCCACCTCTTCTCCCTCCATCTCGCTCTCCTTTCGTTTCTCCTTCATCTTCGCCCGCGCTTCCCCCGCTAGCTCCACTAGCCGCACGTTCAGTTCCCGCCATTTCCTGTGCTCTTCCTCGCTCCCGTACCCTTTGCGCTCCATCTCCTCTATCGCCACCAAATTCCCACGACACGCCCGCTGCCGCAGCCATTCCTCACTCCGCCGACTTAACGTAAATTTCGCCGCTCCTTTGCTCTGCCGCATTACTCGCTCCCGGTTGTGTTCAGACTCTCGCCGCCGTAATTCCTCCTCGATCCACGCCATCCGTACTAACCCACGCCGTTCCTCTTCACTAATAAGCTTAAGCTCTATAATCTCTACCTTTTCTATTGCCGCTATTTGTTTGAGAAAAATTTTCCACGAGTTCGGACCGGTCGCGGCGTCGCCGACCGGCCCGGGATCGACCCCCTCCCCCCCTCTTTGCTGTTCGCATTTTGGCACTACATTTTGATGGTCGCTTATCCTTGGCGCAACGTACTCGTCGAGTGGATCTCCGATCTCCGGCCGGATGTGTAATCCGTGCCACCACTGGGCAAACAGTAGTTTGGTGGCGATTGGTGGCGTTAATCGGCTCGGAAATGGCTTCGGCACCGACCACTTCGGCGGTGGTACCCAATCCTTCGGTCCAACCCACCATTTGCACTGCATTATCGCTTCCCAGTCGACCTCGACATCGTGTTCTTCGACCCATTTTGCAATGTCGTCGTACATCCCGCGGGTATTGTGGAAATTCATGGAAGTTATGACCGGTCATAAGATTACGGAAGAATTGTCCATTCTGGAGCTGCTTAGCTGCGGAAAGATGCAAGGATTTGGTGACGATCAAGAAGTTAAAGAACGAAAGGATAAAATGTCGCAGAGGTGCAAAACGCCATGAAGATTGGCCGGCGGTGTGGGCATTAAAGGCATCACGCTGGGTGATATTGCCGAGTTCGAAAGCGACGAGTTGATTGTACGAGTTGAACACCTGACGGAGTTCGAGGCGATCATTTTTGAGCAGGGTAATGAAATGGCGTGATGACATTTTGGTTTATGGGAGGATGCTCAGTATTTTTTGGGATGAACGGGCTGGCCCGTTCTGAGAGGCGATGGAACTGGACGCGCAAGAGCCACGATAGATCGGCGACAAATTTAAGTTTAGAACGGTGGATTTCGTGGGGCGATTTAATGATCATTTTTGGCAGATGAAACGGGGTATAGAACGGGGAGCGCACTCGCTCGTTGCACCCTATGTATTACTATAGGGTGTGCAACGAGAGCGCTGTTGCAGGTAAAACCGTGTAAAAAGCGCAGCAATGCGTTGCGTTCGTTTCACTATTTTTGTTGATTTTGAGCAACTTGCATAAGTGCAACGGATTTTTGTGATTTTTCGTTACACGACCGGGAGTGCAACGAGACGTGAAATGAGACCATGCTCTGGTTGCAGGTTTCGTTGCAGGTTTTTTTGCAGGTTTTCAGGGATCATTGGACTGAGAGAAGGGTGGGACGGAGGGCTGGATTTTGAGGTAATATTTGCGATTTTTAATGTCGAGCCAGCCGGCGGATTCGGCCTTTTTGGCGAGGCGTGAGACGAAAGCGGTGGTGGAAGCCATTTCCTCGGCGATATCGCTACACTGAGAAACGCCGGCGCTGACCAGTTCTCTGAAGATGTCCATGGGCTGGCTTTGCTCGAAGCGGACCAAGATTTCGTCGCCGTTAAT